AATGTCCTTACTCGAAATAACAGCATTTAGATCCAGGCTGCCATTGTATCCCGGCAGACTCCCCTTATCCGTGTATTGGTGGATGTCGCAAGGATAAGAGGGCTTTGAGTTCCTGGTCCCATCATTGCGCCCATAATGCGGAATCCACACAGCGTCAAATTCAGCCACATTGACGTTAAACTGGCCATAGAGATGGTGAGCAATATACACCCCCACTTTGCCGGCCCCCAATGACCTTAGCCACCGTTGATAAGCAGATACCCCACTACGCATATCCGTCATGGACTGCTCCTCCACGTCAAGCCACCACATAGCCGGATTAAATTCCTTAGCCCTGTTGTAAAAAGCCGTGGCCTCTGCCTCCATCTCAGCAATGGTTTTGCCGCGAACCCAAGCGTATACGGCCACCGGCACACCACGCTTTTGCAGCTCCGTGATGTGGGTCTTATAGTGTTTATCTTGATAGCCGGCACCATACTGTACCCTGACAATGGCAAGGCTAAGCTGCTTTGCAAATGTGTCATAGTTAATCGCGGACGGGGCTTGCCACTCGGAAAGGTCAACGATATGCATAGCTATTCTCCTTTCTGCTCCATGCGGTCAATCCGCTTGTGGGCCTGTTTGCTGCTCTCCTCAACCCGGGTAAGGCGTTCGCCCATGGCATCCATCCTCTGCCCTTGCGAGCGTTGTTCTATGCGGATATCATCCACTCCGCGCTTGAGGTACTCCATATCCGTGCGGAGCGTAGTGTCTAACTCTGCATCTTTTCTCACTTCGTTCTTAGCCTCCTTTGCCTTTGCCGACCAGCCTAAGATGATTCCAGACAAAGTTGCCACAATTCCAATGAGGGCCGTAATGATTGTAAAATCCAAATGCCTCACCTCTCTTATATGTTATGGACATCCCGTCATAATGGTGACTACCCCAGCGCCCTACTCCCCGTCACCTCCTGCGGGTTTCGGGCCGTATTTGGGGCATAAAAATAACGCCCTATGTGGCGTTGCGCGCGAAACTATATCTCCTCGACCGGTTTTAAATCCGGCCTAAAAACGTAAACTTGGTCAAGTATCGGCTGTTGATCCTCAGGGGGGTAGACGACCACCAATTCCTCTGCCGTCCCATCGCCCATATCAACCTTCGTGATAATCGCTCTGGCCAGAACTCTAACTGTGTATGCTGGGTATGCCATTACATAACACCTCCTGCTAAAATATCAGCCAGCAAGAGCTCGGTATCCTGCTGACGCTGTTCCAATTCTACATTTTTGGCCATTTGATCGGCTAGTGCCAATTCCAAATCCTGTATCTGTTGGTCCTTGAGGGATTCTGCCCTTTTTTTATCAAGAATCTCCTTGTTAATGTATTTGCCCATATGTCCTCCTAACTTATAGCGTAGGCCAGGCTGCTGAGTTCTGTTTCTTTGCCCTCTACAGTCAAATCCACAACCACGTCGTTGGTTTCTAATCGGTAATTGATCTGATTTGACTCGATCGAGTGTAAGGGGATTTGCGTATTTCTTTGGCTGACCTGGAGGTCTACTATTGGTACCTGCTGACCGTCTGTGAGGGTACAGGGGTTTTGCATTTCTAGAGTGTAACCCTCACCGACCGTCCAGGCACCATAAAAACCTACCTTGGCTTCCTTCTCATGCGTATAAATGAATAATGGTACTGTGAAAGTCATGGATGGATCAAATATAGCGGATGGATGCCCACTGGTTGATCCGTCCGAGGTATCATTTTCAATCTGGGTAATTGGCCCCCATACACCATCCACATTTTTAATACTCTTGATACCATAATTATTAGTGGTCGCTGCAACGAAGACAATATGAATCTCGTTGTCTTTGTTTACTGTTATTGTTGGGTACCTACCGGAGCTATTACCGGTTGTCAACCTCTCCATCGTGCTCCAAGTTTGGCCCCCATCATCGGAGTAAGCAATACGCAAACACCCGCCCACTGTATAAGTGGCATCAGTCCCACTCCATGCAACCCATATACGACCATCCGGTAATCCGTTTATTCCGGAAGAGACGTAGATTGCGGAGGGTGTGGCCTGAACATATGGGCTAGGGCTATAATATACGAGACTATATGTCCAAGGAGAGTTCAGATAGGTATTCGTAGAGAACCCACTATCCCTTTTCATTGCCGCTATGGCACTCGCGGCCCTTACGCTAGTGCCACCGTCAAAGGATATCTCCGGTTGCTCTATCAAAACGATCGGTATACCATTACCATCCAACAGTATACTCGGTTTCCCGGCAAATATATTATATGTTGCAGTATTATATTTAGTTATCTGTTCGGTACTGCCCCAGGTCACGCTACCGTCCTGGTTGATTGTCCCCTTGGCATATCTGATATTAAATGAGTTCGGATAGGTGGAGTTCTTACTACTCCAACATGCATGCAGTTCTGTGCTAGTTTCGTTGATACCTAGGGCTACGTTACCCGTTTCTGTTTGTCCTGTATCTGCGTTCGCTGTACCGTATTTTCCAACCGATGTCGACACGGTAGATAAGTCAATATTACTTACTGTAGTGGCATCAAAGTGTAAATTCACGATTTGTGTAGGAAAAGCTAATAATGAGTAAATACTATTCCCTCTAGGGACTATCGAAATTCTTCCCGTGTTTTGAGGGTGACTATATTGGCATAGATCTTCAAACGGTGCTCCATTCTTAGATACCCTATAGTGATACTTTTTATCAGTCGCGTTATAGGTTACTGCGACCAACCATCCATTTGCCAAGTTTACGAACCTTCGCCCACCATTACCTTCTGTTGAGTGTGCAGAGTTTATCACAGTGGCATCCACAACTATATGCTCGGAGAAGTTTCCATTCAGGTCTAATATTTCATTCTCAATCCCCGTCCATAGCCTATCACCTACCTCCAGGTGCTTATCCGTTTTTCCTGTAATTACAGTAGTGGAATCTTCTACTGCACCTTTGATTGTTGCCTTACCAATCTTTGGGACGTTGAGTCGTAGGTCCAAGTGTTTGAATGGATCGAAGAACTGGGGAAGCATTTTGAGGACATCCAATGCATCATCTCGACCGCCACTAAAACCGTCCGAAGAGATAGAAGGGGAGGTCGTAGTCAATACGGTATCATTCATTTCCTGGCCGATTTCTGTGGTCCTCAGATTGAGAGATACCTCCCAAACCATAGAATAAATACCGTTTTCGTCAGGTAGATCGGATACCATAATATCTGAGGCCAGATTCATGGCAGGGCGAATACCATATGAAGTTATGCACCAGAAACTATTCAAGGAGCCATCGGTATATATTCCACGCTCATAACCTGACTCCGTCGCCCGTGGTGTCCTCAGCCACCAATGCCAAGCGGATGATGAAACCGACGCCCTATTACTGGTCAATGTATTACTCCATACCTGATATGTGGGATAAGCTACCCTGCTGGCATTATTACTAAATTCGGCTAAAATACCACCTTCTGCAATACCGTTCTCATTCGGAAGTCCCACCTCGGTACATGACAGAAGAAATATTTTGTCAATAACTGTTTCACTACCACCCCCATCGGTAATCGTATTTTTCGCCACCGTTATACTCGTATCTAAAATTTTTGATAACTCGTCGGCTGTGAAGTTATTGAGAAATCCTGGAATATCACTATAGCCAGTTGGCTCACCATTCATGCCTAAATTATCAGGTTGTGCATCATGATTATTTGTATTAGCGGTGCCCCCAGTAAGATTCTGGGCCGACCACCATGAATTGGCGGCCCCATTACTATTTAACCATTGTCTCAGGTTCGATGTACGATAGCGATTATTCCCATACTCGACCCGACCCGACGAGCCGTTGCCAGGCTCCTTGGCATCGAAACCGCGGAAATCGATTATCCTATCTGTTAACAATGTCACTGAATCGTCTGGATAGCCCGCGTGGTTCTTATCGACTATCCTCCATATTATGGGTTCCACAGAGCTATTTTCGACTTTGTAGGTGCCATATTTAATTTTACTACCAATTGGTAAATCAGAAAGTAACTGTGTCATACTACCACCACCTTATCATTCATCAGTGTCCCAGTTCCGTAATTGACCCCAGCCGTGCCGCTGAGCATTATTGCCTTTGTTAAGTTTGATACCGTCGTCCCAAGATCCGGGCCAATGGCAACGTCATAAGCAGCCGAAATGACCGTTTTAAAAATATAAGTTATATCCCCTATGGTGAGGGTATCTCCATTGCCGGGGTTGTCGCTAAGCGTAACCGTTGCCCGGGCCGGGGAAGGCGAGGGGGTTCCGAACTTTACAACCTTATTTGTCGTATCGACTGTGGCCGTCGTTTTCGCCGTGTCCACATATTCAGTCGTTTGAAACAAATCGTAAAAGCCCACGCCTGTTTTGTTGATGAAATCCAGGACGTTGGCTTCTTCGAGCTGCATGCGTAAATCGGTGAATTCCAGATTTACATTAGATTTGTAGCGAGCAAATTCATCCTCATGTGCAACCAAGGCATTGGCTACCACGCCGGTGGCCGCGTCGGCTTTGGCTTGAGCTCCGGCAGGGGTTTCATGTCCTGAATGAGGTGCATCCTTATTTTCATGGACGTCGGTATAGCTTTTAGCCGCAGTCAACGCAGCGTCGGTATAGGATTTCGCTTCCGCCCTCGCATCATTAAGATTGATCTTCGTAGCCAGCACGACCGCTGGATCAATTTTAAGTGTAACTGTTGTTGCGTTTGAAACCTCAATAATCAGACGGATATAAAGATCCTTCGCACTCCCCTCGGCTACAACCGGTTTATAGGTTTCCGGATATTTGCCTATTGCGATTAAATCTCCAGCTCCATCAAACACACCGGCCTCACGGACCATAAAACCTCCGTCACTAGTTGGAATAACACCATCAATCACTATCCAATTTGGATTGTCTGCGTCAACATCAATCGAGCTGATTTGCCCCCTCCACACCTCGCGAGCAAGCGCAGTCCGTGATGCAGTAGGATTATAGTACGCCCCATTACCATCACCTACAGCTATATGGGTTAAATTCACTGTTGTCCCCAATGCCTGCGCATTTGCTATTTTGGCCATACCTATGTTTGTAAGTAGCGTGTAAAAAGTTTCTGCCATTATATTCCCTCCTTAGGCAGGATAAATTATCGTTGTTTCCATTGATTGATAACCCGCCCCAAAGCGCATATTTCCTTTACCTTCGAGTTTTGTCGTGCTCCACGGATAAATAATTGTGTGTTCACCGGCCAAGGCGCACCCTGCAAAGTTCATTCCTCCTTGCGAGGCGAGATAGATGCTAATCTTATCTAAATGAGATCTAACATTTTTGTATGCGTTAATCAGTTTATCGAGCGAAATTAGCTCTGCTTCAGAGGCCCCGTGCTTGTCGGACTCAACGCTTATGCGAAAACAAAATGGATCCCCATTATAATCAAACCACTCATCAATCTTGCTGCGGCCAAAGATCGTTGATGCAGCCTTCTCAATGGCCCTAGGGGTACCTTTTATTCTGTGCAAGTAAGGGCTTTCCTTCACTAACCTTCTCTTTGTCTCAATCGGCAAAGCATTATCATAAAAATCCACATGTTTCTGGTGAGCGACGAAATTAAGCAAAATCTCCGGGAGTCTGTTCACATCATAAAAGTTTGAAATCATTTCCGCTTCTCTATACAGCTCTTTTAGCTCGATCTCTACCGCCTCCGCTAAAGCAACCAGGAAGGCATCTTTTGTCAAGCTATCCGGGAGAAGGTCGGTTATGGAATAATCCATTAAACTATTCATCTGCCAACCCTCCAAACGATAAGACCACATTTTCTTCTTTCGCTACTTGATATTTCTCAATTCCCACAAACATGATAGAATCAACGGCCACACGATGGGCTCCCGCTTGCTTCAATCTGGTAATCAACTCGGATAGATCAATATCTCTCCCCATCTTAGATCTTTGCCAATTTAGGTACTCTTGGAAGGCTCTTTCTACCTTTTGCTGAATCGAATCCAGGACAGTAACATTAGATGCCAAAACCCAGTACTGGGCGCTTATATCATAAGGAACTTGCTCCGGTGCGCTAACGATAACTTTATCTGTAAGAGGCCGATTTTCTTTGTCTGAGCATGCCGCCAGTACTTTATCAAGGATCTCCTGGGCTGGCAGTTCTCCGTTTTTAAGCAACACCCGAATATCCACGGTGCCCTCACTCGGACTCCAAACTTTAACATCCCCTATATCTTGACTGGCCCTTTTTGCCCAATACTCGTAAGCCCCCTCTGGCCCGGCTACGGAGAACGACTCCGGAGCAATACGGATTCTTTCCGCATAAGGATCATCCTCCTCGACATCAACACCGCCGGCCGAAATCGTAACGTTCCTAACGCGCTTTACCCATGCTAACGGCTGAACGAGCATCGTTATCTCGCCTGGTAAATATCCATTCCCCACGCCCCCTTTTTCAGTGCAGTAAGCCTTTATCTGGACTGTATGTTGACCTACCGGAACGGCTATAGTTTCCTCTGTGGCAAAAAAAGCATTTTTTCCAACTAAAAACCGAGTTCCCTTTTCTATGATCAAAACGGATACTCGGTCCTCTTCTAAGGCAAGTTCCATGGTTGTTACTGCCGCTTGATCCCCAAGCCTTGGTGTTAAAGCCCCTTCACCGGAATGATCCAGAAACGCTCCATCTGCGTAGGCTAAGAGATTTTGTTTTAATGCATAGTCAAGATTGTTTCTTTCTTGTGCAATGTAAAGTACTAACCCTTGAATAAATTTTCTTCGCGGATCCGCATTAGAAAGAGTTATGTCCGTTTTGCCCTGAATATAAGACAATAAATCACTCTCGATGAGCTGAGGGTCCTTCTCAAGGAAGCTAACATCAGGCAAATTAAATCGATTCATCTATACTCACCCTCACTATTGGCTTGAGCTGTCCATTAAGAAGGTCACCTTCAAACCTTACTTGCTCAACAATAGCCCTTGGTTCATTTTCCTTAATTGCCCGGATGACCCTGGCTGCGCTTCTTGCCTTGGCCGCGGGAATTGGTGAATCCAAGTCGGGAATCCATCCGAAAGCCCTATCCATTGGACAACTAGACACCGTTGTTGAAAGGATGAACGCTACATTCTGCAATACTTCCTGTGCTCCAGTTGCCCCAAAATCGATTTCTTCTAAAGGCCTTATCTCATATTGCACGACGTCATTCCTCCTTCTTTATCATGTGACCATCTTTTTTGCATAATATTCTTTTAGCCCTAGGTTAACCTCAGCCGACAGCACATTACCCTGATCATCAATAGTTTTATAAGACTCACTTAACTGTTGAATCGACCATTGATTCTCTGAGACCGGCCTTTCTCCGATGATTAAGGGAGCGACTTTACCCGTGTCCCTCATTTTCCGAAGTCGCTCGAGCTCCTTTAAAGGATTAACTCCAAGCTCAGCTTTTAATAGGATTGTAAAGCTAAGCTCCTCAAGAGATGAGCCAATAAACTCTGATATCGGTTTATAGTTTAGAATCTCATGATCGCTCCATCTGGCCGATCCTTTTCTCTCGAAATTAGCAAAAGTTAAGGTTTTTTTCTCTGAGACTTCAAAGACTATATCTCCAAAACTACCAACCTTGGCCATGATTAACCACCTCCATTAGGCGGACTCGTCGTCCCTCCTGTCTCGGCATGCGTATGGCTTTTAAGCGAAACACCACTCGCCAAGACATCACCAGAAACAGTAACATTTCCAACTATATTGATGGGCCCGGCACATTCGATAGACAGCGTATGGTCTGATGAGTCATATTCCAGAATTGTTCCATCCTCAAACTCAATGTGCCTTTTGCTTTCGCTGATTACAGGCGGCGGATCTCCTTCCGAATATACCGCTCCCAGAACATAGCCCTTGTTTTGCGCCGTAAAGCTGCAAAATACTGCTTCACCAACTTTAGGCATCCAGTAATCTTTATTCTTTAAGGTTCCTCTTACAACAACCTGTAATTCTTCGGAAATAAGACTGTCCTGGTCATAAAATCTGACCCTGACTCTGCATTTGGCGGGGTTAATCGACACAACCTCTCCTACTCTCTCATTCATCAATACCCCTCCAAACATCTCCGCAGCTGAAGTGTCACCTTGCTTTGAGAATGGACTGCTTGCGTGATGATGTATTTTCCGTCGAATTTCCCGAACTTCTCTAAAGCAATCGTCATCCCCGCATCTAAGTGCTTTTCGGAAACGACTGTCATGGATACCGTTGTCGCGGTTTTATTCGCCTCGCGAAGTTTCTTCTTGGCTAATTTTTGCCCCTCGGCGACCGACTTTATTTCATTTTTAATCACAAGCACTCTACCCACCTTCGGAGGATTCGGCGGTGCAAAGGATGCTGTGATCGTATTCTTCGTGCTTGAGTCATGATATTGAACACGCGCCGACCGATAGGTACCGCTAAGCGTTGTCTTCGCCTGCCAGCTTATAACCTGGATCTCGTCGCCCTCCACACTTACCCGCTTAATGGTCGCCACGGGGGGCTTTGCCTCATAGTCGGCCTCATCCAGGATGACAATTGACCCACTGGATAACTTAAGACAAAGTCCCTCGTCGTTGCAGAGCTTATACAGATAAGCCAAGTCCGTTTCGCTTTCTTGCTCGTAGCGTTCTTTTTTAGGATCGTCGCCGGCTTCGAAATATAGCTTTAACCCATTCTGCCCGGCGATATCACCGGCAACGACTTTCAGAGTCGTGTTTTCCCAAGCTCTGAACTTTTCCTGGCCACGCAGACTTGACGACTCGGGGACAGATAAAGCTTTTATGGTAATATCTGAGGGCGGTCCCGCAGCCTCAATCTCATCGACTTCAAATTTACCAATCTTTGTTTTTTGCAGTTGGTCTTTCCATTCACGCTTGTAGACGACCGCCTCGATAAGATCTCCCTTAGCCGGAAACCATTCACCAAGCCATTTATGATCTACATCCTCCAGGGTAATTTGCAAATCGTCGATTTGCCCGCTTAGGTTATCGGTGAAGGTCCAATCTTTAATATGTCCTTCGAGCTCTGCGGTGATATTGCTCTTATTATAGGTTAAATCCAAGAAGGTCCATCTGCTATTCATAACTCATCATCCTCACCGAGCCAGGGTGGTCTTTCAGTATGCTTTGAGGTATCAACCTCCGGAATAGTCAACTCAATTCCCCCAGGAAATATTGTGATTTTTCGATGCTGCCGATTAGCCTCCAGCAACAAGGGGAGCCTGTATTCGCTCCCCAGCGTTTTATAAGCAATTGCGTCCCAGGTATCACCCTGTATCGTCACATACAGCTTAGCCAAAGAAACTCACCCTCTTATTTCCGCCCATATTTGGCATTTGAACATTATTGATGCGCATGGCCAGATTATATAAGGCCTGCTCCACCTGTTTACCAGCCGTTTGGATTGAGCTAAGTGACTCCAGCCATCCTTCTGCCTGCTCAGCCTGATTTGCTAAGGCCTCCAGATTAGTCTTCAGCTTATCTGTTCCGGATTTGAGCGTGTTTAATGAATCATCTGCCTGGGCTGCTGTCTCCTTGGTGTTGCCTGGCGGTTGGGCAGATTGTCGTGCGGTATCGACTGCTTTACCGCCCAGCCATTTACCACCGGCATAACCCACGATTCCCCCAAGGACACCACCTATGGCCGTACCAATTCCGGGGGCTATCGCAGTTCCGATTGCCGCCCCCACTTTAGCCCCGCCCGCTCCCGCGGCTAAACCTCCTGCCCCAGATGCGGCCGCCCTCGCCTTATCATCGGACCGAATGACATCGATGACCGTTGTGACAGCCGCTATGGGTACGGCCGCCTTGCCAAGCACCTTTCCAACGCCCCCTAATTTACTTGTCAATGAAGCAACTTTACCTGCTGTTTGTGCAGCCCTAGGCGCAGCTGTAGCGGCCGCCTTGCCCCCTGACTGCACTGCCTTGGCAGCCGGTGCAACGGTAGCAGCAGCTTTGCTTCCTAATTGGACCGGCCCTTTTGCCCCTATCATACCGCCGGCCATTTTACCAACGGCTAACCCACCTTTGACTAGGGCTCCCCCGCCAAGGGTCCAAGCTGCGGCCCCCAGCCCTAACCCAGACGCTAAATTTCCCTGAGCTAAGTTGCTAACTGACGATTTGACTAATCCCGTGAAAGCATTAAACCATGCCTTAGCCGCTATTTCTCCGAGTTTCGTAAAGATTTTATTCATACTCTCGCCGCCAGGGCCATCGAGCCACGCCGAAATCTTCACCGCGGCCTCATCCAGCATGTAGACAAACTTATCTCCAAAATCCATGCCTTCAAACTTCATGTATTTAGACAGATCTTTTCGGTATTGCGCATACGCATCCGGGTCATGCCTTATTTCCGGAGTTAACTCAGGTCTTTTCGTGGCGAACGGCTCAAAAATGTCCCTTAATCCATCGGCAAGCTGTCCCCCGGCTTGTTCGATGCCGCCTAAATTCGTATCGAGGATTGAGCCAACGCCTTCAAACAGTTCTTTGAAAACAGGAAGGACAGGGGTCATAAATTTAATCTGCGCCGTTTCAATCGAACCGCTTAATTCTTCCAAAGCCCCCGCATAGTTGTCTTTCATAGCATCTGCAGCCTCTTTGGCTGCCCCTGTGGATCCCTCCAAGGATTTGGTCAGCTCATCAATTTTATCCGAGCCGGCTGCAAAAAGGTTAATCATCCCTGTTGCTGCCTCTGTACCAAAAACAGTGGAAGCGTACTGCACTTTTTGAGTATCGCTCAGATTCTTTGTTGCCTTATTCCAATCCTTTGACAGCTGGGTCAGGCTTTTAAACTTACCTTGGGAATCCGTAACTTCGAAATTTAAGCTGCTCAAGGCCTTTGCAGCTTCTGTCGGCGGATCGGACAGCCTTATTAAAGCCATACGCAGGGCTGTGCCTGCCTTTTGACCGCCTAACCCTTTATCTGCCATAATGCCGGTCGCTGCCGCTAATTCTTCAAGGCTAATCCCCAATGTATTGGCCACAGGAGCTGCATACTGGAATGAATAACCCAAATCCTCAACCCCAGCTGCTGTTTTATTCGCGCTCATCGCCATGACATCGGCGACATGAGAAGCACCCGACGCTTCCATTGCAAAAGCATTCAGTGCCGAGGTAACAACTTCGGAGGTCATGGCCAGGTCCTCTCCTGAAGCTTCGGCGGCGGCTATGATACCAGGCATTGCACCCACGATAGCGTTCGTATCCATGCCCTTGGCGGCGATTTCGCCCATGGCCACGGCAACCTCACTGGCCGAAAGCGAGGACTTCGCTCCCAACTCAAGTGCTGTATCCTTAAGTTCGTTCAATTCCCTGCTTGAGGCTCCGGCTATGACTCCTACCTTGGTCATTTGCTGTTCAAAGTTCCCCGCCGTGGACAGAGAATTTATGGCAACCCCTGTAGCAGCCGCCGCACCAGCAACGGCTGCCATGGCCGCCGCACTTTTTGCCATAGCAGCTCCACCAGCCAGGGAACTCTTAAAATCATTCAGGCCTTTTTGCGCCATTTCAAGCTTTGCTAATTGCCTTGTCAGCCTCTTCGTTGCCTCTTCATACTGCTCTTGTTCGATTTTGCCTCTGCGAAAATCATTGTTCAGGGAATCCAGCGCACGTTGAGTTTGTCTTGCCTGGTTGCCTAAATCCGTTAAGCGATTGTTCACCCCGGAAAACGCATTGGAGAAGGAGCTGGCCAACTTTCCTCCAATCTGAAAACTCATTTCAAACGTTTTTCTAGCCATTTTCCTCCTCCTCAGCTAATGCCTCTCGCCATGCCTTTAGATCACGAAGGGTTTTTCTTTCCCAGTATTCAATGCTTGCATGAGTGATTGAGGCTAATTTAAAGTAGGCTCTGCGGAACTCTCTGGCTCCTCCGGCCGAGCCAACAATCCCATTAAAAAATTTCGCACAGTAAAGGTAACCTCCAAAAAATCAGGAGCTGATAACTTTTTTAGATCATCGGTAATGATTCCGGATGCTTTTGAGGCTATAATCAGCAAGACATTTTGGTTATAGACATTATCAAAGCCCCGCGGATCCCCGCCGGCGCGAATCTCCAAATCGGTTTGGAGAATGTCTTCACCGGTTAGTTCATCGAGTTTTAAATCTATCGTTTTAACTTCCTTGTCCTCTAAAGTTAGAGGTTTTATGAGCTTAATTTCCATTATGTTTCCCCCTTACATGCCCAGTGCTGTTCTAAGGTTTGCCAGATAGTCAATGCCATCCACGAGATAGATATAGTTGATTTTGTCCAGTTCAACCAGCGTTTTTCCCTCACGCTGAATCTTAATATAAAGCACTTCCAGTTCTGATGAGCCGTCATAGGTTGCCCCTTTTTCTGCCTTGCCAAGATCATTGGTTGTGGGTATTCCTTTCACGACGACCCGATTGGCCTTGAATTCGTGCCTGCCCTGAACTGCATTGTATTCCTGGTTCGCTAGGCGGCAATCGATCATCAGCACTTCCGGTTTTAGAAACTCCGTCAACTCACTTGTGATCATTTTCCAGTTGATTGTGAATTTCATGCTCTGAAAATGCCCGATATTGGGTGATTCATACTCTCCCGCTATACCGGCGCCGCTGACGGATTCCGTCATACTCTCAAAAGAAGGGAGTTGCAAATCAGCAGTTCCCTTCAGGTCTGCCGACCCATTCACATAAACCCTGAAATCATTCAATTTTTCCGGGATAATATTTTTCACTGAAGCTTCCCTCCTTTACACGGCAAATAATTGATTGTAATACGTTGCATCAAATTCCAGGGTGAATTCGATGCTCTCGGCCGGGGTGGGCTCAGCAAGGAAGACATGAAAACGAACGATGCCATTCAGGAGGTCCGTAATCGGATTTTCTTCGCTGCGGAATTCCACTCTGCCGCCTATCAGTGCCCCTTCTGCAGTCAGTCCATTAAGCCAAATATTCAAGTTGTCGACTACGGTGTCTATGAGGCGCCTATTGGTCGGATCGTCCACTTTTTGCCACGTTGTCAGGATAATGGTGTTAGCGACCCAGTTGTGCATCCGGCGGACAGGGATGAAGGAGTCTTTGACGTCGCTCACAGCCGGATACGTTCCCGTTCTATTCCCCCAAGCCCTCCATCCGCCAATAAAGTTGAGGGCTGTTACGATACCTTGTCCGTTTAAATAGGCAGCCTGGTCAGGTCCAAGGTTGATCTCTTTGCCATCCTCCAGCATCATCCTGTTCATCTGCAGCGCCTCATTGGATGGGCTTTTGTACGGTATATCGCCGTAGAGAGAATCTACATGATTCATCAAGCTGGCCAGCTGGGTTGATAGGTGAAACACATTATCCCCCAAAGCAATCTTGGGCCAGCATACGACTTCATTGGCTGCCGTATAGTTGTTTTGGTTTTTCCACTCCGCTACTTTGGTATAGTTGTTTGCTTCGGTAGAATCTACATCAACCAACGCTATGGCCTTAAAGTAGGTATTTATCACACCGACCTTAGCTTTCATTACTGCCTCGACCATGGGTTTTTTGCTGAATTTGGGGACGAGTAGGGTACCCGGAACCAAACCAAATTTCGGGAATACCGTATTCATCAACTCAAGCCCGGTCAAATCTCCGGTCTCTATATCCACGCCCCCGATGATGTCCGTTTCTGTAACTTTGCCGGGGTCAAGCCTGCTGTAGGATGCCCAAAGAGATGTCTGCTCCGCAGGAATTCCCCCTCCAGGGATTGGCGCAATGATGACTTTGCCTCCGTCATCAAATGAAGCTGTATAGTCAACATCTTTGATTAGCTCAGCTTCACTCACCTGGTTTAATTTCACCTTTAAAGTATCCAATAAGACACCCTCAACATTGATAGTGGCCTTTCCGTTTAAAACGTCTACAGTGCTGCCTGTAGCTTCCTCCACATGTGACGAGGGATCGAGCACGTTAATGAAAACAATGGGGGTCACGCCATACAAGCTAAACGCTGTATACATGGCTTCACATAAGGTATAGCTATCCCAGTCATTCGAATAGCCTAAGGCTTGTACGGCTTCAGAGTATGAATAGGCAAGCAAGGGTTTATTGACATACTCTTTTGATTCTGCCAAGTTAATGGGTGCGGTGCCGACAACAACCTGGAGCCCCGCCGTAGCCTCCACGGGAGAGATAATGGATGTTGGGACCTCACCGACATAGACACCATGTTTATAAGCCATTATTTCCTCACCCCACTAAAATACTTTTGTGCTTCTTGAAACCAAATCTGCTCCGGCGTTCCTTTTTGAACTACTTTCTTCTCAAATTCGGTTAATCGTTCAAGGGGGACAAACAAGCTTTTCAAGACCTTGTATTCTTCCATCTGCTCCTTTAAGTGTGGCGGATATCCATTCTTATACACGGTGTAGCGCGTGATCAATTTATTCGTTGGACCGACATAAATCAAGGCTGCTCCCTTTGTTTCAGGAACAGCCTTTTCCGGAGTTTCTTTTTTAGGCTTAGTAGTCAAAATGGTGTTCACTCCAATCTATTTGGACTTGGGGAATGTAAAAGCTCACTTCCATGGTTGTGTACCAATACGGAAAGGGCTGATCTTCAAAAAGATCGACCTTAATAGACCTTGTCAAGGAATAAGGGCCGATGACCTCAGCCTTCTTCAAGGCTATTTTGAGCCGTGTAGCGATGTTCAGAGGATCGCGCCAGCCGGTTTGTTCATCTTCACAATATGTGCCGATGATCACCCCGATCTTTACTTCGGTCGCTTCATTGTTATCATCCTCTTCGAGATATCTGACGATGATGAAAGGAAATTCGTTCGAGTCATCGCCTTTGTCTTTAGGCGGCAAATACCCGGCATAGACCTGCGGGGGCTTACCTGCGCCGGTTTTAGTAGCAAGGTCATACTCTGCAGCGGCCTTCTTAAAAAAGGCGACTAAGGAATCCACTAACTCAATCGGTGTCATTGTTTAAGCACCCTCTCAACCTCATGTTCCAGGCGTTTCTCTAACACTTCCCTCGCCGTTTCTTCCATCACCCTGATCCCGTCTTCATGCCCCATCATTTGAGGAACAGAAGGGCTATGCAGGCTGCGCAAGGGGAATCTGTTTTTGGTAACCCTGGTAAATACGTTGCGGTGGCGCCCGCGAACGGTCGTGATAAAAGAGCCCTTTACCATTCCCCCTGAAGAGCTTTTTTTGACCCTTAAATGGGCATAGCTCCCTTTCTTGGGTAAGGGTTTATTGGCTCGAACCTTAAAGTTGATACTTGAGATGGTTCTGTCTTTGGCATAAATATCGGCAACCATATCCGCCTGGTAGGCTTTTTTGATCTTAATTCTCCCGGTTAGATTGCTTGCTCCAATGAAGTATTCTTCTCGAACAAACTTTGAGACGGCGGATCGGCTCGCTTCAGCAGCACGGTTGATTGCCCTGACTGCAACTGCCGGGATTTGTTCCGGAAAATCTTTTAACTGTTCCTCAAGCTTTTGCAGCTGAGGAACAGTTAAATCAAAGCTCGTTTTCTTTCTCATATCGTCACCTTAGCTTTCGTGAGCTATGAGATTTATTTTTACTAAACCGGCTGCCTCAGATGCCCCTGTTACATAGTAATACTCACCGTCCAGTTTGAGCCTATACCCCACATTGGGCTTTTCGTAATCTGAGGACTTGACAAAGAGTGTAACGGAGCTGGTGAATATTCCCTGCATGGCGTTCTCTATCTCTACGGAGCGCCCAGAAAATTCTTCGAACCCATCTGAATCCACTATGGCCATCATTTCAACACCGTCAAGGGTATGGAGCTCTGCGAGCTCGTCCGCATTAAAAAAGGTGTTTAGGTCAGAGCGAACAAAGTCTTTAAAGCTGCTCAATTCAATCGCCGCCTTTGAGCTGATGCCATTCCAAATATTGAGCTATCCTCTCTTCGACGTTAGAAGCCGGCTCAATCCCCAATCCTTCTAATTTCGCTTTTTGAGCATTGGCTTTTAATTTTGCAAACTCCTCTGTGGTCAGTACATTATCCTCATCATCAAGTTCAGCGACTTTTAGTCTAATCAAGCGCTCTCCATCAACAGACGACAAGTTCCTAATAATATCGCCTTTTTTATAATCCTCTCCATTATGGCGAATTTTTCCGAGTGCAAGAACATCCATGATCCAAATCTCCTTCCTAGATAACCTTAGCCACAACCCAGCCGGCCACATTTGACGGGACCGCCAATGGTCGAGACAGCATCTGCAACCACCGCTGAGCCGGCTCAACCGTTACCCAGGATTGAGGCGTGATCTTGCCCATTACCCTAACAAATTGTTCAGTTCTTGGATCCATGATGACGTTAGCCCCATAATGGAAAGTGAACTTATCGCGAGTAGATAAAATGGCGATAGTCCCTTCAGGAATAAACGGCACATCTTCACCTTCATCATTCGTATAAGTCCCTGTATAGCTGTAGACATCAAGCCCTACATCGCGCAAGCGCCCATGATAGGTTACGCCATCGGGGAGTAATGTCGTGTCAATCACCCCGACATCTACCCCTCTGTTCTCTGCCAATTTTAAAACTTTGGGATGACGCATAATGGTGACGGCCGCATCGTAATCCGCTAAAACAATATTGGGGGTCGGTGCGTTCGCGTCCATGATTAACTTACGTTTCCCTGCCAAGAATGCGATAGGATCGGAATTCGGGTTGCTTAGGAGATCTTCTCCAGAGAGTGTGAAGACATTTTCAAAATCATAGTCGATGACCTGATTAACCCCTTCGCCTATCTGGGTTATCTTTCCTTGAAACATCAATTCTGCCGCCTGCTGGATTAAACGGCGTGTGATCGTCTCTTGCAGATCGACGATATCTTTTGCCAAAAGCTTTCGGGCCCGCACCTCCGGCTGGTCAGGGTTAATCAGGCTCTCCCCTGCGGCTCTTGTCTTAAGATCAATCGCGGTGATCGGCCGGGCCGGCTTAATCAGGGCTGGCTTGTATTGCTTTGCCATAAACCCGGTCCTCAAGATTACTTTGCCAGGCTGCAGTTCGGATACATAGGGTGCAATCGGCTTACTCCCTTTCATTGTCTGGATTTCAACACTTTCAGTCTCGAACGTTTCACCATCCTGGAAGAAAGTATTAAGAATATAGGTGCTGGGGGGCGGCAACTGGCCAATGACTTTTAAAAGGGTGGGAAAAGAATAAATATCTTTGATAGCCATGTGAAAACCTCCTATTTTACGACTCGTTTAGTGTAGATTTTAGCGGCATTCAGCGCCGCCTCATGAGTGGCAATGGTGTCAGTACCGCCAAAAATCAGGGCATCCCGGTTAAATTCCCCCGAAACATAAGCGGTAGCCCGCTGTTGGGCAGTGGTTGCATCAACTTCCTCATCAGCAAGCACACCAACCGGCACCTTCTCTTCGGCGGGTGTTGCCTCCGAATTGACAATTGTGCACACCCACATGCCCTCTTCCGTGAATCCGGTTCTTGCCAAGACTGTTCCGCGCTCGAATTTCGCATCCGTTGCCTGGTTAATGATAATAGACTGAGTGACAATAGGTTGTACCATTCCAGCAATTAGATTATCATATCCATCAATTTCATAAGCCGGCATTACTTTTTACCTCCCATCAGATTTTTAATTTCTTTCCCGATTTCGTCGGCCTCCGCTTGACACACAGCATCAGTATCCGGCGTTGCCGGGGCTTCATCCGGTGTGACTTGTCTAATTCCGCTATTTTCGCTGTCAGCCAACCGATCGGCTCCTTCTTTTGTCAAGCGCTCCTTTGAGGCCTTAACAATGTCCAGGGCCGCTTCCCCCGCTGCCCTTCCATCTTCAATTGCTTTTGCTACGATTTGGGACGCTCCCGGAGCGCCGGCCAAGGCATTGAGCTCGACTATACGATTCCGCTCCCGACTCATTCCTTGGTTCAATACTTGAGCATAAAGTTCGGGATGTTTTGCTTTCAGTTCCTCTAAATCCATGGTGGTATCCTCTCCTTTTGCACCTACAGGCGCTGTTTCTGGCTCTTTCATTTCAATCCCGAGGTTCGACGGCATGTTCATTTTCACAAGTTCGCTTCGAACTTTATTGATAACCACTTGAGGTAACTCAAAAGACTCCGATGCGCTATTGCTGACATTTATGGTTTCATCACTACTGAACATGATTTCATCCGCAAAGCCATGCTCTAGAGCCTTTTGTGCATTGAGATAGGTTTCTTTGTCCATAAGCTCAAGCAGCTCTTCCCGGCTTTTCCCTGTTTTAATCATATATGCATTGGTCGCAGCCTCATCTGTTGATAGCAGTAGTCCAGCCCGCTGACTGTGGATATGCCTATCGCCCTGTGAACCTATCGTTGAGTTGTGAATCATGATTTGTGCGGTAGGGGAAATACACAGCTTCTTTACCCCCATCGCCGCAACGGATGCTGCGCTTCCGGCCAGCCCGGTAATCTTCCCAACGGTATCTCCTGAATAATCCTTTAAGATAGTGAAAATTTCTGAACCAGCATGATATGATCCACCCCCAGAATTGATTAAAACCTCCACCTGCTCTCCGGCAGCTTCCTCTAAGGCCTTGCTAACCATCCCTGGGCTTGTAAACTCCATTCCGAGCCAACGGTAAATCATTGCATTGCTATCGCTTACAATAACTCCGTTAATCTTGATCTTTTTCTTCGTCGTTGCCACCTTTTACTTCACCCCCTTCCTCAAGCCCATATTGCTCACGGATCCTCTTTTCATAGGCGAGCTTTTGGATATTGCTCTCATACTCAGATCCGGTAAGCTCTGCCGCCTCCCTTTCGTGAGTGCTGTATCCATTGTTCACTCTGGCTATAGCAGCATTCACTTCCTTGACAGGATCTAATTGCCCCTGGGCCGGCCCGTGCCATTCAGCCCGAGTATAGGACTTAAACAACAGCGGATCATCAAAAATCCCCGGAGCATCAATCCGCCCTTTGATCACCGCTTCAACGAACCACTCTTCATAGATTGGCTGACAGAAATCCGCTGCTGTCCACGCTCTGCGCATGCGAAACATTTTCCAAGCTTCCAGCATGGCCGCCCTGGATGCCGAATACGAGTTCGTAAAATTTTTAAGCAGCAGCTCGTGAGGAATTTCTAGCGATGCTCCTATTTGCCGTAAAATAGCTGCTACAAATGGGTCAAATCCGGAATTCGGTCTACTCGGGTTAGCAAATACTGCCTTTTCGCCTGGCTCCAAAAATTGGATAGCGCCATTCCCTAGCCTCAAATCTTCGCCTATCGGGGGCAGTGGTTCACCAGTGGGGTTATCCGGAGGCAAGCCGAATTGATCCGGATCAGAGCTTTCCGATTCTATGAATACGGTAAACATTGCGCTGATAACCGCCGCCATCAGCTCCGCTTCTGTATACCGCTCCAATTGTTTTAATGATTCAATAATTGGCGCCAAAATCGGTACGCCTCGCCGTTGCTCCGGGCGCTCAGCCTCCATAAGGTGCAAAACATTGCGCCGGCCACTTTTCTTTCCAATGACTTCTACCCGGCTCCACTTAACCGGCGTAACAAAAGCCGATCCAGGATGTTTGTCAGCAAACCAATAGGCCGTAACCATTCCGTCAGCATCGATTTCAACACCATGACTGATCTTGCCATAGGTATTGGCCTCTTGGACCAAGGGGTTGCAGCAACGATCCGCCTCGATGACCCTTACGCGCAAATCATAGGTTGCATGTTTTCGGGGCAAAAGCGGTAAAAGCGCAAAGCAATCACCAGACATCATCTGTGATAAAAAGGCCAGCTGCTGTAGCTCATAGAAATTATGCAATCCCGCAGCGTCACAGTCTTTTGATTCTGCCCACAAAGCAAACTCCCGTTCAAGTTGTCGTTTCAATTCCCTTGCTTGACTATTTGACAAACGTAAAAAATCAGCATCAAAGGCCGGCTTCAGCTTTAACCCCGTGCCGATGATGTTCGTTCTCAGGGTTTTGAGCGCTCCGTTGGCCAGCGCGCCACCCATAAAGAGATCTCTTGCCCGGGGCCTGAGGTCATTAAGGTTTTGGTGGATGTCTTCCTCAGCATCTCCGGCAACCGGATTCCATGCGGTCATGGACTTTTTGCGCCGGCTTGCCCCGTGATCACCATAGCCCTGATTAAAAACCTCTTGAAGTGCTTTCTGTCGCGCAATCTCAGTTATGGCTTTTTCTCTTTTGAGGACTATGGATGGAGCAATCTTGCCCAGAAAACTTTCAAAGCGGCTCATAGATCAATCGGAATGTAGCGTCTGACCTTTTTAGGTAACCTGCCGTTTCGTTTGAGGTATTGAAGTCGCTCTACTTCTTTGCGCCAGTAGGTCACTCTTTCCCGGATCTGAGCCAAATTTGCTCGAGTCAACTCCCGGCTGCCGATTTTATAGCTTTGTCCTGTGGTTACGGATAATTCAGCGTTGAGCCACGCCTTTAAGTGCTCTTCTGCCTGCTCAAGTGTTATCGACATTCTCTTTCACCTCCTCTCAAGGTTTAAACGCTGCTTGATGTACCTCTCCGGCGCTTTGTTGGAGCCGCGGCAGGTGTTTTGACGATTGCACTATGAGTGCAAAACGGCTGCATGTTATCTAAATCAGGCTGTAATAATTCAATAGCTGCCCGGTTGTAAACCGCCAAGTCAAACGGTTCATTTCTGACCTTTACCTTGACCCAGACATAGTAAGGCACCCCTTTTTTATAGCGTTTTTGCATCACTTCAGAGGTCAATCCGTCGAAGTATTGACGCTCATATCCCCGATTTTTATCCGGCGTAGTTAACGGAAAATGGCAATAACCTACGGACTTGTTTCCGGATTCATCAACCGGCAATACGCCTAAAGCGCTCATTACCTTAAACTTGCCTTCATCGACCCCCAAACGAATCACCGTTGCCTTATAGCGGTTATTCGTAGATGTACCGATAATTAGGGGGAGATAGGTCCCGTCCCCGGGGCTCTCGCCCTTGATTGGAAATATCCGACGCGCCGCCCTTTCTTTGCAGAACTTATAGACCTCATTGGTTAAGTGCCCCCCAGAGTCCATGCAGGTAGCCGCAATAGAAAAAAGACGCCCTTCGGCATCTCTCCAACTGCGCTTTAAATATTCGTCCAACTCTGTCCAGGCCCGGGGCTGTTTCAGATCTCCATAAATGACATGATACTGGATTCTCCAGTTTTCATGACCAGCCCCCCACCCCTGGACCTCGATCTCAAAGCGATCATCCTGAGTATCTACTGCAGCTGTTAGAATTTTTACCCCATCCGGCACATCTGAAGAATACATCTCCCTGCGATTATATAGCGCATCTTCATCAAGCTTCTCGCCCTCTTCTTCCCAAGACTCACCAAGTGAGGTGTTCGTCCACGCCTTAAAAGTTTCTATGCCGCTTTTCTTAGCCTCTTTAAATTCCTCAATAATGGTTTCCCATCTTTTCCAAGGCGATGCAAGTTCGTTTAAATGAAAACCCCGGGTTTTCCTATTCTTTTTCCTGGCAATCCATTTGCCCTCGCCGGCTTTCCATTCTAATTCAGCGTGGATAACCCCGCAGTGCTTGCATACCATACCGCTCGAATCAAAATGAATCTGGTCCCAAGAAGGTGGTTGATACTCACCACAGCTCGGGCATGGCAAACACCACTGCTCCATTGTGCTGTTTTCATAGGCCGTCTCTATCCTGGATGCCCCTTTAATTGTTGGGGTGCTTACCAGCACTCTTTTGCGGTTAGTAAACGTCGTAGATCGTTTCGTTACCAGGGAAACAGGATCGCCTTCTTCACCAGCTGAAGCAGGGTAACGATCCACTTCATCAAGCAACACGATCCGAATCGGCCGAGAAGCCAAGGAGGCCGCGGAATTTGCCCCCGCCATAGTGATATGGCCACCTGGAAACGATTTATGCAGCATTGTATTGCCGCTATCTCGACTTTTCCCAGTTCCAATCTTGTCTTTTAATTCAGGCGTGTCTCGGGCCATAGGTGACAATCTATCTTTAGAAAACGCTTGAGCTAGTTCTAATGTGGGTTGCACAAGTATGATCGGGCTCGGGTCTTGATGAATAAAATATCCAATGATGTTGAGCAAGAACTCTGTTTTTCCAACCTGGGAACTGGTCATCATAACAATGGTCTCGACCCAAGCCTGGTTCATGGCATCCATAATCTCTCTCATATACGGAGTGCGACTGGTCCTCCATTGCCCAGGTTCGGCAGAAGCCTCTTTAGAGAGTTTCCTGTATTGATCTGCCCATTGGCTCACAGTAAGGATTGGTGGAGGAGCAACGTTTTTCGCAATGCGCTTAAATAGATTAGCTGTCTTGTTCGATTGGCTCACTGCTTAGATCACCTTCTGCTTCCTCCTCATCAAATTCTATGTATTTTTCACCTCTGAACAATTTAGGATCGTATTCCGAAAGGTCGCTTAACGCTTCATAAACTTCTTTCTGGATAATTTCCTGTATAGCTGGAACTTCGGTCCTGGCAACCAAGACAGGGGCAATCTTGCTAGGCATCGTAATCATCTTTGCTCTAAATGCAGATAACATGTTGTTCATTTCGCGCTCAACGTCCTCTGCGTCATGCATCTTACCCCGCATTTGGGCTAACTCCATCTCTGCCATCTCTCTTTTAGCCGCTTCGTGCTTCGTTTTCTCGACCATATAGATTGCCTCTGCATCTTTTTCTAATTCCTTGCCGTCTGCACAGGCTCGCAAATACATGATGTACTTTTTTACCGTCGGAGCAAGCTCATAGCTTCCGTTTTTTACCCTGTCAATTATCCCCTCTTCAACGAGTTGTCTCACCCTCCGGTCAGTGAGCCCAAACAGGCTTGAAATCACGGGTGTGGTGACTATTATGCCATCAACCGAAGTAACTCTTTTCGTACTCATAAACACCCCCAAAAACGGAAGGAAGTCGCTATAAAATTTTTTCTATATCTAGGCGAATATCGGGGCTCGCCAGACCCGCACCCCTTCCAGGCCGCCGGAAGGACCCGCGCCATTCGACAAAAACCGACCTTTCACCTCATCTTACTTTTTCGACAAAACTCGGCATGATTATTCCATTGCTCTCCAAGTGTCATGGCCGCCCATAGCATGAGCTCTTCTGTTCCATTTTCTTTCGCAAGTGAGAACCGCCTAAAGGCTTCCTCCCATTCCACCCATGGTGAAGCAAGCCCGCTTATATGGAAGCCTCGTGTCTTTGCGTTTTCCTTTCTGGCAATCCATTTGCCATTACCATTCCTCCACTCGTTTTCAATATGAGAAGAGCCACAATGTTTGCACAGCATACTGCACAACTTTATGTTCATCTGGTCCCAAGAAAGCGGTTGATACTCACCACAGCTCGGGCATGGCAAACACCACTGCTCCATTGTGCTGTTTTCATAGGCCGCTTTGATTTTAGAGACACCTTTATATGCAGGCGTACTGGTCATCACTATTTTGCGGTTATAAAAAACATTTGATTTCTTTATCACTATACTAATCAGATCCTCTTTATCTCCCAGAGGATAACGATCAATCTCGTCAAGCAATACTATCCGAGATGGCCATGAACTCAATGACGCTGCAGAGTTCGCGCCGGCAAAAGTTAACATGTGCTTTTGATGACATCCCCCTATAAGTGCGCTTAATTCTGGCACCTCTTTAACCATAGCAGACAGCCTACCATGCGAAAAGTGCATGGCAAGATCCAATGTTGGCTCAACTATCATAACAGGACTTGGTTCTTGATGCATATGAGAGCCAATGATGTTAAGCAAGAGCTCCGTTTTTCCTACCTGAGATCCACTCATCACAACAATGTTCTGAGTGTCATCATGGTTGATCGCATCCATAATCTCTTTCATGTATGGGGTACGGCTGGTCCGCCATGGCCCGGGTTCTATAGAATGTTCTTTTGAGACCATTCTATATTTGTCTGCCCATTGGCTAACTGTCAAAAACTTCATTTATGCCTCACCTGCCTAACAGCGCCACCGCGACCACGAACATAAGCATTACCACGCATGAGTTCCTTAATCTCTCTAAAGGAATAGCTCTTAGTTGGTTTCTTCTCCTTGGCTTTACGCACGAGCTCATGATAGACTTCTGGTTGCTTATCTCTGAGCGTCTCCCCAATCTTTGGCACTGTAATTGCTCTCCTTTCCAGGAAGAAATGATAAGCCCAAGCACACCAACCAAGGCTAAAAGGACGATGAAAATGTAAATAATAATCCTCATGAAGAACTCCTTTAAATAGCAAAAGACGCCCTCCATGGACGCCTTTTGTTTAATACACTTTTCGCATTGTAGAAATTATATCACATAGAAAAGGGATAGAACAGGACACGTTTCCGGCTATAAACCGGACACGTTTCGGACATTTTCAGCCTAATGCATCGGATCCAAAAAGCATAATCTTTACTTTGTTCACTAATCTATTTTTGTGCCTTCTTATGGTTCTATCATCACATTGAAACCTTTCCGCAATTTCTTCTAGGCTCATTTCATCGAAATACTTACAAGGAATTATGTCGTAATACTTATCATCATTGATCATTTCCAATGCCCTCTCGATCCGCATTACCTCTTGCCTTGTCCTCATCATGCTTGATTTAACGCCCTTAGTGTATTGGTCAATATCTAATCCGTGGCCACCCGTGCTTCGTGTGGAGAAAATAACAATGTCCTTTGACCGATTGTTTGTAGGAGCTGTTTTAGCTTCGGGGTCATAAAGGAATTCCTCATCTTGCGCGACTTTTAACTTAAGCGCCGGATAATTGTAAAGAAGGATCTCAGTTTCCCTGAAATAATTACGCTCTGTAGAGGTTTCGTGAGCCGCCTTTGCACTGTCCTGAGCTGCTTTATTTACCGCCGTTTCAATTATTTTAAGGACTTCATTATCCAGCTTCATTTGCCCGCTCCACCTCTTTCTGCCAATGTTATGTCCGTCCTAATCCTCGGCGTATACATCCTCTGCCCTTGATTCTCCTCTGTTTTCTGCATGGTGTTGAGGGCTTTGTATAAACTAATCTTCAGCTGCTTATTATTGTCAGTAAATTCCTTTAAGGTCCTGAGTATTTCCATTTTCTCCTTGAGTTTGCGCCGTCGCTGCCGCGCCTCCTGCTCAACCTTCATTCCCGGCTTGCCGATCTTGATTATCGTCTGCAGATTCCGGGCGACGCGCGTCTCAAACTCTTCCTCAAGGCGATAAGATGTTACTGGCCCTGCAGTAGGCATGTCCTTCGCGTACGCCTCCATTGCTGTGGTTACTGTGCCGTAGGTTCGCATTGTGATACATCCCCCTTCTCGGACTCCTGAGGACCGCGCCAGTCGAAATTGTAGCAAGTTACAACTCTTTCCGAAGTTTCAATGAAGATCCTCTTTTCGCACCCGTACCACTCTTTTCCAACAACTCTTTTTGCACATGCACGGCATAACCAGCCAACCTTCATATCTTCTATTGCTGCCTTTTCCCTGCGCCGTGATTCCTTAAGCAGAGTCTCTAATTCAGCGATTTTTATATTAGCGCAATCTAGTTTTGCTACTGTGTGCTGATACTGGTCTTCACCGGCGCACCACTCACGGAAAAACTCATCTTTTTCCGCTATTTGGGCTTTCAGAGATTCGATCGTGCCCGCTTTTAGGCAAACGCGCTTTGCGCTTTGGGCATCGGGTTTATTGCGCCCGTATTTTCTCAATAACTCATCTACGTAATCGTCCTTCATGGCTTTCCCTCCATTTCTGCCCTAAGTTCCTCCCATCCTTCGAGGTCGTTATCAAGAATTTCTCCCTCACCCACTTCGTCACCGGGTTCAAAATATCGCCGCATATATTCTCGGCATGTCTCACACCAGTAGCATGACCACGCCGACTCTCCATCTGCATAAGCCGCATTAACCATCATTGTGCCTACAGGGTAAATCTTGCCGCAGCCAAAGCATTTGTGGGGTTTCCGGGTCTTTACGGTATCCCAGCGCAGGATATCACTCATGCCTTCTTACCTCCTGGATAAATGTGCCTCAGCAGCGAATAAGCAAAGAGCATACCAATAATACGATCACTCATACTTGGCTGAATTTGGCCGAATTCGGTAATCTCTAAAATTTGCCAAACTGCATCAATCATGACAAGGATGCAAAAATAAACGAGAATATTAACAGCCAGTGATTTAATCATTTTTGCCCTACCTCCTCAGTCCATAAACTCCTTAACCAAATTCCCGAACGCTTTAGCTTCCGCAAGTGCTCTGGACGGATTAACGGCATCACTGCAAGGCTTTACCGGGCATTCGTCGTTGTCGCAGAACACTATTATTGAGCCCGCGCGGCCCTTCTGCCACGATTTGTAGCTGTCCATGTACAGCGGCTCGCCGCAAAATCCACACTTGATTCCGATCTTACCCATTGCTCCCCGCCTCCCTCAGCTTAACTTCTACTCTCGGCATGTCTGAGTAATACTTTTTAACCACGCACTCCACAATCTGCGCGTCATCCCGATACGCCAGCCCATTGAGCGAGTCGCACACTATCTTCCCGATATTATCCCAATCGGGCTTTGTCGTTGGTCTAATCTGCCCGGATAGCATCTGTTCACGCTTTTTCTTGCCGGCACTCTGCGGAATCGGATAATATGCCGTAATCTCTCCCTCTATAGCCCCCTCAAGCTGCCTAGCGAAGTGCTGCATGATGTAAATTTGCTTGACCAGGGTTTCGTAGTTGACCGTCTCTTGAGGTGTGTAACTGCGACCTGTTTTAAGCGTCCTGGCTCTTTGCTTGCCCATGGGCTTGCCGGGAATAACGAAAGATATTTCAGTCATGGCCAGCACCTTCGAGCAAGTGAGGGTGCTGGTAGATGTTACCGATCGCTTCAACGTGGTCTTTAAAAAATTCTTTGCTCGGATGCAATTTACCGAAATACTTATTTTTTGACTTAAAGCCTGCATCTTCAGCATCAAACTCTATTAGGCTTTCAAGGTTTCCGTTGTGTCTTACGATATCACCCTCGTATATCTCCACACCGTTTTTGTCATGGAGTCCGGTGAATTGGCATACCGTCTCAGGTATAACCGTATATGCAAGGTTCTCGTTGTTAAGGTCTACGATATGGAGAAGGCCCCACATCTTTGTTAAATAACCGTAGACAAATTCATCATTATCTACTCTCTCCCCGCGAAATTTAATCTCTCTTTTCATCTTCATTCCTCCTTGGACACCACTTAGGCGACGTTGATAAATATACCGCCGGGAGATGCCTCATCCTAACGCTCGGATGTATGCATTGATACGCGCTTCGGCGTACACTTGGCGGATATACGCGATATACGTATTCACACTCCCGGCATTTTGGAGCTGTAGGAATTGGTCTAGTCATGGCTGTCACCTCTTTAATCTAAAATCGTCAGTGCTGTTCTAAATTGCTTTGCCCTTATGCAGTCTGCTATATCACTATCCTTTAGGTCATCCGGCATCACTTTTGACACCAGCTCCACCACGTTCCCGTCCGCTTCCATCCCCTCAGAGAGTGCCGACAGGATATCAAACTCATCTTCGAACAACTTCCCGGCCAGATACATTTCAAAAATCATCCCTTGGTAAAGCTTGAGTAGCTCAGACATTCGCAACGTCAATCACCCTCAGTGTCTCTTTTCTGAATAACACCGGCACCATTACATCTGCTTGGCCATCCCTGTTCTTCTCCACGGCGATCCAATAATTCGGGTCCATCCTCCATCCATTCTCCCGGGCTTTCTGGCTTGCCTCCGTCTGTTCTTCGCTGCTCATCGGCAGAAGCTTGATGTATATATCCGACTCATTTTTCATCCGCCTGGCAACCTGTAGAGTCCCGTCATCATTGAGCTGAGCGAGCACCAGAACCGCGATCCCTAATTCCCCGGCCAGCGTCTTAAGTGCCTTGACTATCTGATAAACCTCTTCCCATTCCTTGGAGCTTTTGTCCGTGCGGTCCAGTCTGCCTATATAGTCCAGAATCACAAGCTTCGCACCCTTTTGGATATGCATCTTCCGAATCGCACTCATCACTTTTTGCAGATTCAGGGAGGGGGAATGGTAATGGTAAAACGGAGATTTTTCTACGAAGTCCAATGAGTCAAATATTTGTCTCTTCTGCTCACCTGATATTTCGCCGAATTTGATTAGGTCATTGCTGACCCCGGAAATCATTGACGCAAACCTCAAGATAACTTGCTGCCGGCTCATCTCTGAATTGATGTATAGCGTCGGGGTATCACTCCCAAAACAGGCGATGGAGATAAAGTTTTGAGCGAAGGCAGTCTTCCCTTTACCGCTCTCTGCGGCAACGATGATTAGATCCCCGGCCTTCCACCCCCCTGTCAGCCTGTTAAGCTTCCCTATCCCCGTCGGTATGCCCTGAAGGAGTCCCTTGTTGGCTATCCTTTCCTCAATGACTTGCTTCCCCGTCTGCACCAACTCCGCCCCTGATTCGATCTTCTCGGCGTTGTCGATAGTTAGTCTCATGATGACTTCCGTCGCATCCTGCAGGAGCTTGTTCACGTCGACAATAGGGTTTTTCATCTCTTCGGCTAATCGGATGAAGTCTTTCCGCATCTTCCGGAGTCGGGCCTTGTCTTTAACATTTTTTAGCCAGTAAGGAAGCTGTGTCACCGATACATGGAATCCGATGGTCTGTTTTGCATATTCCCGGTCCTCAGGTTTGGAGAAGGTGCCGCGCTTATGCCCCTCTTTTAACATTTCCAGGTATGTAGGCTTGATGGACTGAGCATAAAGGGATGCGAGGATATCAAACATGGCTTGGTGCCTTGGCTCGTAGAAGTCCTCGGCCTGCATTGCCGCGGTTGCCTCAATCAGTCCCTCTTCGCTCTCCAACATAGCCGCTATGATGCTTCGTTCCGATTCGTAGTCAAAGTAGTTCATTTTTTATCACCACAACTTCTTCGGTCCTTCTTCAGGCTTGTGGGCCTCCGCTTCCTGGTAGTTTTCATCCAGGTAATCCACATAGCCGGAGTTAAAGAATGTGCTGCCGTTCTGTAGATACCTTCTCTCATGACCTTCTTTGGCTTTTTTATACCTCTCGATTGCTCTACTCATTTCCTCGATTCCGATCTTCGCCAACTTCGCCTTCTGCGTTTTACTAACTTGGCCCTTACCCTCTTTCTTCGGATAGAGCTTCCAAATCGATTCAAAAACGCCATTAATATTAATATCTATATCTTGATCTATATCTAGATCTGTTGCGTTACTCTGCGTTACCGTAACGTTACTTGAAGCGTTACTTGTAACGTTACATTCTTGTAGCTCCCTTTGTTTCTGGCGGTATCTTGACACTCTGTGCGCCGTCTGCTCCCGAATCTTCTCTAACCCCTCAATATTCTGGTGTTTCTCCCAGTTCGGAAGAAAAAGCCCCATCTCGTCAGTTTCCATCATGCCAAGTTTACGGAACGTCTCAAGCGCAAGCTTTACGGTGCTGGCGGGTTTCCTAAATTTGTGGGCCAACATATCCTCGGTATACGGGATGTTTTCGGTCAGGAGAATGTAGCCACCGGCATTGCATTTCCCCGCTAAGGTGAGTAGGCGAATCCAGATGAGTAGGATAGAGTCAGCCTCTGGTAAACTTGATATAAAGTCTATTTTCTCATCGTCAAACATGTTTGTTGCGAGTTTTATCCACTTGACGTCCGCCATCCCTACCCCTCCTCATCTACCTTAAGCAACTTCCTCACCGTCATAAACACATCCTGGGCACATCGGAAGGGGTCCGCTGTAATCTCTCTCCCTGTATACCGCAGCACATGATACCCAGCCTTGGTAAATGCCCTGTCACGCCTCTTGTCGCGCTTAGCCTGCTCAGGTGTGCGCTCATGATAGTCGTGCCCGTCGCACTCAATGACCACCTTGACACTCACATGAGGGAAGCACTTAGCCCACGCCTCAACGAAGAAATCCACCCGGTACTCTTCTCCTTCAATTTGGACCTCCCACTGAGGGAGCAAATGGATGGCGTAATTTGACCGCATAGGCTCCATCTGCTCCCAGAGGCAAAGACACATCATCTTCTCAATGGGAGATTCGCATTTGGAGAGATTCTGGAGCTTTTTGAGGGTAAATCTACCAAGGATGATGTCAAGCACGTCCTGGACCCTTCCAGCGCGCTCCACAGAGGGAAGAATATCCTCAAACTGCCTTTCGAATTCGCGGGTTGTCTCAAGCAAGCTGTTGGTCAAGTTTCCAGTCATGCCCTCACCCCTTATCAATCCTCGATAAACCACTTGCTGTTGATCAGTTCAATGGACAACATTCCTCTTTCCAAAAGCCATTCGGGAGTGCAGCGCGTAACAAGGCCCCTCTCATCTGATATAGACTTCCCACTATTGACCGCCGTCATGAAATCCACTGGCTCGCGCACTAACTCCCAATCTTCGTTTATTTTTGGGCAGGCATAATCAGTTCTTGTTGTATCGCTAAGGATAGAGATTAACTGCCCTTTCTCATTTAACTCAAACGTTTCCCTGTGGGCTAACCTATTAAACTTTGCCTTTGGATTCTCTAAGGCCATCTTGTATACTTCCCACGTCTTTAACATCTCGTACCTCCTCCGGGTCCCATGACCCATACTCTTTTATGATGTGGTCCACATAGGCCCCCAGGGACGCGAATCCCTGGGATGTTGCTATGGATTCGAGGGTTGCTATGTCAATCATGTGATCACCTCAAAACATCTCTAATTGTTGCGCGGGTGTGCGATTCATCCAAATTGTCTCGACTACCGGTTTCCTATACCCAGCTTGCGCATTCACACTTTCTTTGTGCCAACCGTGAAGGATCGTGTTATACACGTCGTTTTCATAGCCCGATAAAATAACCGGCCCGGGGTGGTCAAGTAAAGCCTGCAGCATCTCCCTATGATCGTTATCCGTCATTTCGCATTTATATTGCTTTCCGGTCCTGGTACCCAAAACGTAGGGAGGATCTGCATAGATTAAGACATTTGGATACTTGTGGCGCTTGATGACTTCTATGGCCGGCCTATTTTCGATTTGGACCTTCCTCAATCTCTCGGCAGCTTCCAGAATCCACACAGGCAGGCGGTACCAGTTTGAGAGTTCATAAGCTTTTTCGCGGCCTTGTACATCGTTCTTCCATCCAACCTTGTAGCCGTTTACTCTAAACCCATGACCCTGCCAGCATTGGAGTAAGAACCACCGGGCTTGCATGATTGGCTCCTCGGGTGCTGGCTGCTCAAACGTGGAATCGTATTCGAATCTAGAAAACGGGGTGGCCGCAATCACCCTTGCCAGCTCTTCAGGCTGCTCCCGGATGATTCGAAAGAGGTTAACGACGTTGCAGTCCAGGTCATTCACGGTTTCTATAGGACTTGGCCTTTTCTTGAAGAGGACAGCACCGCTGCCAAGGTACGGTTCGAGGTATGTGTGATGATCTGGCATGTGGCCGATAATCCAATCTGCGATACCCCACTTTGATCCGGGGTACTTAACCACTGCCTTCATGAGCTTTCTCCCAAACTTTTGTATATGGCCGTTATAGCCTCTCCAGCCCTGCACGTTGAACAGGGAATGTTGCAATAGTCGCATGCGCCTTCTAGGGCCTCTTTGGTCAACAAAAGGATCTTGTCTTTTTGCTTTATTGCATCCTCTAATTTGTAGTTGTGCAGCTGCTCCCCACGATATGCTGAGGCCATAGCATCAAGTCTCGACTCGTACTCCTGTTGCTGCGATTCAACTTTATCCAGCAGGGCAAGGGCTGTTTTGGCCACATCAGCAATGCAGTCATCTATATAAACCGCTTTAATTACGCAGTTGCTGCATCCTAATTTTCTGCACCTCGTCGCATCCTCAAGCTGTTCCCGCGTTAGCATAGATTCCTCAGCCATGATGCACCTCCGGGAATTCATCCCATGTCCGACCGTCCAAGAGTCGGCCAGCCTTCACCTTGCCGACCTTAGCCATTAGCCCGTTTGGCTGCCCGTCCAATGAGATAACAGGGCCAGGTGTTAGAATCCCTGAGAAATGGTCACAGGGAGCATATTCTCCCCATTGCTTGAAGAGAAAAGGCACATCCGTAGCCCGGCATTGATCCCTCAGGTCCCGTACCCAATCAGGATGCATTGGCCTTGCACCTGGTCCCGTCTCTCCACCGCATATCACCCAGGCCAATTTTCCTGTATCTTTCCATGGTCTGCCCATATCAAATTGTTTACCAGTCAATGCGTTAGTTTGCCAATCATGATCGATATACATCAGGTTAATCGGTCCAAGCATCGGTTCTACGCTGACAAATCTCACTGCTGCCGGTATCCGTAGAAGCAATGGTATCCGCTTGTCTGCCTGTTCCTGATTCTCTGCAGTAACCCCCAGCCAAACATTAGGCCATCCATTCCCCCAATCACTCGGAAGCCGATCCACTATGTTCACCGGACGCTTGGTTAAGATCTGATAGGTCAGTTGAGGAGTTTTTCTGATAATCTCCCAAGCTTCTTCTCTCCATTCGTCAGCTTCTTCAATGAAGAAATCTGACCAAGAACAAGTGAATACTAATCCTGATTTAAGCTTTAACGGTGATCTAAACGTCTGATTTGATGACCGCTTTACTGTTGCGGGGTCTTGCCCATAACGGTTTTTATCGCGGTACATGTAGCAATGGTCACATCCAGGACTTACTGGGTGACAACCTTGCCAAGGATTCCATGTGTGATCTGTCCATTCTATTCTGCTATTCTCAGCCATCCATATCACCTCTGGCCTTGTCTCCCTCATCTGCTGCGCATTTCGAGGTTATCTTTTCAAAATCCCTACAAACACCCTCGCCATGACACATATCGGCCCCGCAAGATTCGTGCCATTTGCAGTTATCGTCAAACATATTTCTATCTCCTCCCTAAGGGGTGTGAGGGCGGGGATTTGTTCACCCCGCATGACAATTCTTACTGCGAACCATATATTTCGGATGGTGATTGCCTACTCGCTTATCCGATAAAATAGCGTCTACCTATTCCGCCACCTCACACATGACACTTAGAATATCCGGTTAATGACTTCGAAAAGGTAGCAATTGTCAACCTTAAACTCTGGATCTTCTTCAACCCTCTTCTTTACTGCAGTTAATGCCATTGCAAAGTAAGCGCTATCTACACCTGTTAACTGTTCTTCGAGCACGTTGATGTCGTGCAGATTAAGCTCTTGCAACTGGAGAACCATCTTTAGGTACTGACCGGCGTTTATTTGCCACCCGCGCTGTATAAACTTTTTGGTTCTCATAATCGATGCCAGAGGGTATTTACTCCCTTGGTATACAAGTTCTTTTGCCAGGATAGCTTCAAGAGCTTTGCCCGAGAGGACTAAGTTATTATCCTTAGATGTCCAATAGCATGTCGCATGGACAAAATCATAGTTGGTGTGTATCTCTTCAGCATTGCCATAAAAACGGATGACAAGCTGGACTTTATTTGTTAAGGTGATTGCATTCGAGGATAAGAAAACTGGTCTATAAGAGGGCTTCTCCTCGCTCTGAGCCTCTTTGAGTTCTTGCAGACCCAACTCTTCCATTCCCTCGTCATCGAACTCGGTGGTAAGTTCCTCGGACTCTTCATCTTCGGCGGCAATGCCTGCGCTGCTCACGAATACCCTTATCCTGCTGTTCTCAAGCTCTTGGACAGCCACACCCTTTTGAGTCTTTTGGTTAAACTGCTCAACGTAATACCGGGCCACGGCAAGACATGTCTCTTTATTGGTAAAGTAATAATCAAAATCGTTAACTTTTTCACCAAGCAACATTGAGACGATTGAGCCACCTGTGATGATGGAGTTTTTATCGACTAATTTTCTAACCTCTTCGTCCTGGATAGAGGCAACAAAATCTTTATGTTTCTTAGCCAAAATGGCTTTGATTGTTTTAGCTTTCATCTTTTCTCCTCACTTTCTAAATTCTCAATCCCAGCTGTTTGCAGAGGTGCTCATCTAGCCGTATCGGATAAATGTGATTCTTCTCGAAAAACTCCGACTCCGGGATGTTGTGGATCGCACCTTTGCCAAGTCTATGATGCTCAGCGCACAATGCCACAGCCTGCAGGCCAAGGTGGGATATCTTCTGCCGATTACGTCCCATTCCAACGCGATCCTCGCCGCTATGATGGACCTCAGCCTTTTTACCACAAAGAACACAGGTACGAGTAGCCAGGCACATGTAGAGGTATCTGCTTACATCAGGAGCACGGTCGAGGTAGCTATCCAGTGTAGGAATACCCCATACCAGGCAAAACTCAATCAGATGCTGTAGGTAGTTGCTGGCCGTGGTCATATCCACGTTGGATAGACTAAACCATGGCTCTCCGGTTGTGGCGATGTAATCGGCCTTAAAGATGCTCTTTAAATCCTCGACATCATGCCCTGTGTACAGGGAGATATCGCGGAGGGTTGCATAGATATGTTTCCTTTGTGCTGCGCTGATGTGCCGGCCATCGGTGACGATGATTTCTACCGTGTCGATTCGCCGCTTATCAACCAGATAGGATGACAGAGGAGCACGGATAAAGACCTCTGCATCTGTTGTTTTAACAACCTGACCGTGTATAATCATCCGTGCTCCCTCCTCTCATCAAAATGGGATATCGTCATCTAAGCTGACTTCATGGCCGTACGTTCCAGGGCCTGTATAGCCCTGCATCTTGAGCCGCTTAATCTCAGGTACATCCACACCCTTACGAATCTGCTCGACACTTCTCACATAAAAGCATTTGACTGCGGTTTTGATGCTTCCGTCATTGGCAACGTACTCTTCCTCGCCGAATACACCGCCGAAAAGTTTGCCATTTAGCGTTTTCTCATCCCAATCCCATTTATAGCCAAGGTTGCTCTGCTCAATAGCTTGGATAAAGCCTTTGAAATATCTCAAGTCATCTTTCCTTACTGTCTGGTAGTACATTCCCGGCCACTTGGCATCTGAGTTATTCTGCTTCTTTCGCTGAAACTGGCGGTCATAGAAACCTTCGTTCGGGCCATCTGCAATGTCAAACCCTATCCGCATCAAGTCACCGTATTCCTTTTCCTCCACGGAAACTTTGAGAATGACACATACATGCCCCCCCAGCTGCAGTTTTTCATATTCCCCGGTAAAGGCCTCCGTTTTATCGTAGCCGCTATATTTTTTCATCGGGTTCTCCTTTCAAATTCCAGTAGTCTCTTATCGCCGTATCGACAGCCTTGAGATCATTGTCAATCTCTATGTCATCGAATAAGCCCATCGGGGATTTAGCCACATCCAAGCCGTCTGATTGCGTCCTGAATACATATCTATCACTGGACTTTACAGACCTCAGCACGACCGTGAACATGCCTTCTAGGCACACTTTTTCATCTAGAATCTTGCCGATGGTCTTAGGCTTGATATCCCCGAAATCGTTCTTTTCTTCGTGCATGATAAAGTACACAATCTTATATTCGGGAAGAGATTTGACGAACTCAACAAGGCTCCAAAATGAATCTCCGACTTTGTTATAGAATCCAAATACCGCGTTTCCAGCGCCTGTACTGCTGTGCCCTTTCATAAACATGTTCACGATGAGATACCCCGCATCATCGATGACAACACTGTTTTTAGCTGTTTTGACTAAGCATTTTTCAATGATGCCATAGTCATCCGTATTGACTGTGCTCTCAAATTTTTTACGAAAAGGCAAAGGCTTACGACTTACATTAATGAGCCCTATTTCATTTTCCTCAAAATTCCTCAGACTTGTGGATTTGCCCGAGCCTGATTTTCCAATGACAAGGACAGGTACTCCCATGCGCCACACTCCTATCTAATTCGGATTCCTTTGCCCTGGGTAATCTTTACCCCCGGCACCTCCTTGCCTTCCTTCCATGCTGCAATGATATCTTTCACGCGCGGAGCATAGCTCTCAGGGACATGGGTTTTATAGTCTAAAGGAATCAATTTTTCGTCCACCACCTCACAGGATGGTGGGTTGCTTTGAATCCAGATGGTCCTTGTGGCTGTCTTAACCTTGTCTACACTGACCTTTAATAACTCCTCTTGTAGGTAGGTTTTAACCCTTACCACAGTGTTCTCGCGGGCCTCTCGCCGCTTCTTAAGGCGCTCCTCCTCTGCCTTTATTATTTGGGCCTCCGCATCAATGGATTTGATGAGATTTGCGATATTTACAGCCTTGATTTCTATTTCGTCTTCAATTGCGCTCAGGGCCGCGACTAAGTCTAAATCAGGGTTATCGTCGTCAACCAGGTCTGCAATATTTTGATAAGCTCCAGTGAGCTCATACAGCTTTAGGCTCACGCTTGTTCCTCCTTTGCATCATTGGGGGCTTCTCCCCTCTTAAGTTGACTCTCGGCCTTCATCATCCGCTGAAACCACATATTCCCTAAGCCTTCTGCCTGCTTGACTTTATTTTTTAGATCTTGAATCTCGATTGCTTGATTTGCGATTGTTTCCTTCATGAGATCTTCCACTTTGCATACCTCGCATTCTTTGCTAAAAACTTAATTTTCGGAGTAAAGACCGTTGTGTTTAATCCGATTGCCCAAAACCCGGCTGTGTCCCGTCGCCACATCACGCCACAGGTTGGGCATCGGCGCGTATTATGGCCTCGCTTGATGTCAATGGTTTTACCACAAACACATTTGGGGGTCATCGCTAATCACCGCCTTAAACTCCCCCATGCTCTCTCGACACCTCACCCACGTACTGCCTCCCCAGGGCTTACCGGTCTTTGGGTGGGACCATGTATCGTCCAGAGTGACCATAGTTATAGTGTCAGCATCGACTTTGGTCACCATGACCGGCCTGCCTGTGGGGATGTGGATTAGCTTTTGGTTAGGCTTGTACATCGCAAATGCCCTCGACTGAGACAATATACCTAAGGGCATCAGCCGCATAATTAGTTACAGCCAAATCTCCATCACAAAGCTTTTCAATTAGCTCAGGGTCTGATATACTGACGTTGCAATATTTTTTTATGAGGCTCACTAAGTCTGCCAGGACTTGCGGGCCGTTTTTTATTTGGTCAGGCATTTCTTTCACCATCCTTCCGAATCTGACCAACCCTAGTCTCAAGCCTTTTCATATACTCATCACGGAATCGCCTTTTCTCCTTGCCACCACATGGCACGCACAATCCCTCATACGCCCCAAGGGATGAGTGGTAGTCTTCTACTACAACATTTTTCTCCCCGCAGTGCTTGCAGGTGCCATACGTGGCCTTTTCGGTGCTGTAGTCTACAGTCACACTTCGGAATGCATAGAACCCTTTCTCGCACTCCTCGCAATATTGAAGCCCTAATATCTCATCATTCGGCTCAATATCATCGCTATCCGAAAATTCACTGCCGCAATAAGGGCATATAATCTCGTCTGTGTATTCATGGTCTATCGTGCAATCATCGTCTGTATCGCACATTCTGTTTACCCCCTCTCAGATTTCGTCTCCCCAGGCATCCCATCCCGAAACCGTCTCCCTTGCGAATAACTCAATACGAGGTATGTCACCCAATAGTTCGACTATTTTATCTCGTACAATACCGGGCTTTTTACTATGGCGCTCGATAGGGGCCTCAATAATTTGATGGACTGCAGCACTAACCCTTTTAGGCTTGCCCTTTGTAGCTAGTAGGCAAAGTTCCGCATTCGCTCTGGTCCAGTTACCCATACCCCAAAACCAAGTTGGAGATTTTTTATTTCTTTTCACCCAGGTAAAGGCGACTGTTTTGTATTCGAATCCCCATGCTTTTATCACGTCAAAACACTCATTTAGCTTTGGCATTGTAACCCATAGAAACAGCACGCAACCATCTGAAGAGATCTGTTCAACAGGGAGCTTTTCGATAGCTAAGTTATCCATCACGCCGTATTTACAACCCGCCCCCCCTTTTGCCGGCAAGAGCCTTGTCCCGGTAGCTCCACGGGGGATCAGCATAGATGACCTGATATTTTTTGCTCGGGAATGGTATCAAACGATTCACCTCTCCTCTTTGGCTATCCCTGAGATACTCCCGAAATTCCCTCGCTCCCACAAAAAAAACTGGCTATCCTGTATGGTGCATAATGGGAGTTTTGTGGTATACTTTGGATAGGTTCAATTACCAGTGGGTCCATGTGGAGTGCCAGCTCCCGTGGGCCTTTTTCTTTGTGGTCAAGGTTCATGGTTGGTCACCTCCTCCCTCCATTGCTCCTTAAGACTCGACTTCGGGACAGTTAAGGCAACCAGTATTCCCATGTCGTTTATAAATCTGAGGTCATTGACAACCTCTTCGGCCACGACAACTTCCACGGTCAGGACATAACCATTGCACTTTTTAGTGGGGGCTTTACCCCTTTTCAGGAAACACGGTGTAAGTAGTAGCGTACGGTCTGGGTGAGCCTCTATGATAGAGTCAATGACACTTTTAACCGTATCCGTTTGCACATTTACGTAAGTTGATTTTTCCAATTACTCTACCTCCTCAATATCAGTGATTTCAATTTCTGAGCGATCTGGGCTCTCCGGGAAATTGTCCGTTCTCTCGACTACCTTTAATCCATATCTGGACTCCAGGACATAAGCCACATCACTTGCCTCTCGGCATTGCTTTTCGACGCGTTTAATGATTTGCTCAAGCTCTTCATCAGACATCGTCTCTGGCTGTATGATGATAATTTCATCGATATAGGTCAGCGTTTCCTCGACCACGATTTTCACTTTCATGCTTTCACCTCCTCTTCCACACCTTCTCGCGGCACTTCTGACACCGCATCATCCCTGGCACCGCTCTATTACCGCATCGTGTACACAGGCCCTTGGCCCTCCTGGCCTTGTACCGCAGCCTTGCCCTGGCTCTGTGGTCCATAAGCCCCATCTTAGGCTCAGGTTCGCGATACGCCTCCAGGAAGGAGCTCACATCAGGCTTGCCTAAGCCGCTGGACTTTGCTTCGTCGTAGGTCCGGCATATGTCGTAGAGGAATCTGAGCATGACGGGCTGTTGCGCTGGGGTTAGAGCCTCCTTATAGCTGACGGTTGTCATTATCGGATTCCTCCTCCCCTCAACATCATCTCTGCCCACCAGCGCCGGCTGAGCTTGTCCAACTTCCGTTCGTGGTATGACATAAAGACTTTGCGTATCCAGACCATTAGGTCACCTCCTCGTCTTCGAACGCTAGGTCCACTTCGCTTACCTCTAGTGCTTGGCTCCAGCAGGCAAAACAGCTACACGGACCGTGATTCACGCAGTCGAGCCTTTGTCCGTCGTCCGGGCAAAGAGTAGCCTCAGCTAAAATATCAAGCGCCTTGGTTAGCCGCTGTTTGAGCCGGGCATTCTCGGCTTTGAGGTCAACGATTTGCTCAACCGCTTCGACCAAGTTTTTTAATGGTTCCACTCTTATCCGCCTCCCCTCATGCAATTTGTTTTTTGAACTTGTTGACAAAATAAATCTGCCCCTTGCCGGTGACCTTTGTTGTCGTTGTGGCCCTCACGCTCCCATCGGGATTGGTGATTGTGCGTTTTTTAATTTCAAACAGTCCCATCTCCATGCTGTACTGCGTCGGTTGGTTGTAGCTCTCACCCCTTTTGATGAGATATCCCTCTTCACGGAGTTTTTCGAATAGTCGATTCTGGCCTATTTCGATGCCGTTTTGTCGGAGGATTTTAGCTAATTCACCGATGAGGATGGAGTTGCCGGATGTTTCCAGAGCTTCGGCGAAGATGACTTTGGGTTTCTGCTCTTCGATAATGAGCTGCAGGCTATTGATTCTCTGGTTGGCGATTTGGACGGCTCTTGCCATGACCTGCTCCGGAGAGTTCCAGGCTCGTTCGGCTTGGATAAAATGCTCCCTGATCTGATGAGCCAACTCCCCGCCGGAAATCATACAGATATGCTTGGCGATATCAATCGGGACCTTGTAATCAATGCTGGGGCGGCCTCCGGTACTTTCCGCCAAAATTGGCGTAAAGTCTGCCCCCTCTCGGAGACTTAACTTTTCAGCTTGGTATTTAAACCAGTTCGTAAAGTCCCGGTTCATGCCCAGGCCCTCATGAAGTTTTCTGGCGGATACTTCTTGCTGGAGTTGGTCGTTGATTTCAATTGGGATTAGATTAGACACTTTGTTCACCTCGCTTGTGTAGGAAACTTTGCCCTCCTCGTCGAAATGGGTAGTTGTTAGGACTTGCCAACAACGAAAGGAGGGATGGAGATGGATTTCGATAAGTATAGACAGGTAAAAGAAGTTTTTGAAGATTATGAGGTCAACAAGCTACTGAGATCAGGTTGGGTTTTGCTCTCAGCTGGATTCCACACGCTTGATGATGGCAGTAATCAAAAGACTTACATGCTCGGTTCGACCGAGGAACTTGTTGATAGACCGTCACTGCTCAAATCGCTTTTGAAAGAGTAGCGAAACACCCTTAATTCGTCGATTGACTCGACATTTACGAGTGAGAATCCGCACGCCAAAAGAAGATTTACAGCTCTAACTGTTTCCTGCCCTATACCGCTTAAGGTGAATTCCGTCGCATCTGCGGCGGTTTTTTCTTTGATCATGAGAACAGCACACCTTTCATCCTTGATAGGCTCTAGGCCGCGCTCTTGCCCGAGCTGATTTATGGTCTTAATGCTCGCCTCGCCCTTTACTCTGGGCGATATGCCTACTCCTGTAGCCTCGGAAAGAGCTATAAACGCGTCCCAGTGGCAGTGAATTTCCGGCTGTCTCACGGGGCAATCTGTACATGCATTGGGGAAGTCGCTTTCCCCGTGCATTTCTTTTTTTACGTACTCTTGGATGTGTCGGGCGATGCAGTGTAGTTGTGATTGGGTTAGGTTGGGCATTGGATCACCTCGCTTTCTTCCCGCTTGTCCACATGATATCCAAAAAGCTGAGGGGCCCTGCCCCCTTTAAGCTGATGCCTTCGGCCTCTGTATCTCATATGCATCCACACTGAGTGTAGGGTAACCGTCAAAACGATGGACCTTTATCAGCTCTTTGTCCCCGTTTGGATGGGTCAGCTCGTAAGGATCGTTAGCTTTAAACTCAACGGGGACTATCTGCTTAAATGCTGCAATGGCTGGTGATATATCATCATTAACGACATGGATACTAACGCTAATGAGCCGGCCATTGCGCCGCCCAGTGGTTTGCCTGACTTCTACGCTATTTACCTCTGGCAGTTCGGATAGCTTAAGGATTGATAGGATCTGTTCGTCTGTGATTTTCATAGGATTACCTTGCTTCCCTGATAGCAGAGCTATTCTTAAGATTTCTCAAAATCTGAACTTCCAGGGCTTTTCTTCTCTCTACTATTGTTTCAGGGGTAACTCCGTAGGCAGACATTTTAGAAACAATCCTTTGAAGTTCAACTTTCTTATCAGTAGCCATAACGACACTCCTTTTAGCTTTCAGAAGCTTTGGGTGAAAATTGAGCGGTCTCAAGCCATTGATGAAATACTTGCCTTGGTACCACAACCCTTTTAGCACCTACGCGAATAGCAGGCAGCTTGCCTGAAGCAGCCATTTCGTAAGCTAAAAAATTGCTGATCCCCATGATTTTGGCAACTTCTGGGATATTGTAAGTTTGCCGCTCTGCGGTGGTCTCCTTCGCCATATATGATCACCTCTTCTTTCAAAAAATACATTTTGTATTTTTAATGTGCGCGATTATGTGGCTCTTTTAGACTCGCACCTCTAGTCATCATATTACAATACGTTTTGTACTATTTCAATAGTGTTTTTATATTTTTTCTTTTGTCACAGTATTTTAAAAAGATACTATATGTATCATTCATTATTTTTAAATACTTTTAGTATTATTGTATTGACTTAAGGACATACTGTTTGTACAATTAGGTGTAGATAATTCTGTTATATATTGTTTTGTCAGGTTCGACAATTAGAATAGGGGGATTTCGAAAGTGAACAATTCTGTTATTGCTGTAGCGATTGGAGAGATTAGAGGTAGTATGACCGATGCCGAATTTGCAGATGCCCTAAAGGCTTTTACTGATGGAAAATTTAGTCCATCCTCTAATACGATACAGAAATACAGAACAGGGCAACGAGAACCGAGTTATGAGAACCTGCAATCCATATTAGCTTATGGAACGAAAACAAATAGAATATCTCCCGAAACGGCGGAGAAACTTATGGAATTTTTTCATTTAGGCGAATTGATGTCACAGTATGCTGCGTTAATCAAATCTGATAATCAGCCGTATAAAGCGGCGGAAGAACAATCGAAGTATATTGCAGATAAATCCAATGGTTATAGAGAAGTGCCTATTTTGAGCAGAATCCCCCTTGATAACGCTTCAGATGAAGCGCATGAATTTATTGCCTTTCCTTCTACGTTACTCGCTAATGAAGAGTATTTCTTTATTAGAGGGAGTCTGGTAGAAGGCAAAAATATAAAAAGCGATGACTTGGTCCTTGTGCGAAAGACTAGCATCGCCGAAAGCAATCAAACAGTAATTGCTAAATTAAATGGAGGTGTTATATGCAAGAAATTTTTTAAAACAGATGACAACAGTGTTATTTTGCTGCCATCCAGTGAGGATTCCGAGCCGGTACCTCTCGATGCAGTGAGAATAATTGGAGTTGTCGAAAGGGTTATAAAGAACATTTAGCGCAAGGGGGGTATTTATGGCCGAGAAAACCGGAATCAAAGAGCCTGCTCCCAAAAAAGAGAAAAAGAAAAAGGATCGTCGACGCGGAAAAGGCGAAGGAACCATCGTTCCACACGCAAGCGGCCTTTTTATGGCTCAGATTAGTCTTGGAAGGGACCCCGTAACTGGTAAGCGAATAAGGCCGACTATTTATGATGACTCGGAAGTGGGAGTTCAGAAGAAGTTAAGAAAACTTCTAATCAAAAAAGACCTGGGAAAGAGCGTTAAACCCAATAAGACTTTGGTTGGAGAGTGGATTAGGATTTGGTTAGATATATATTCTAAGCCAAATGTCGGCATTGGCACATGGGACGGGTACGATCTAAACTTTACTAATCATATCGAAAATAGTTTTATTGCCAGAAAAACAATGTCGGAATTAACAACAGATGATCTTCAGGTTTATTATAATATGAAACTACTAAACGGTAGAAAAGATGGGAAAGGGGGTCTTTCTACTAGATTCGTTAAAGCTATCCACACCGTAATAAATTCTGCTTTTGATCAAGCGGTAACAAGTAACCACCTCGAAAAAAATCCGGCCTCTGGAGTGAGGCTTCCTAGAAAAAAGAGACCAAAAATAAAAATTTGGAACAAGGAGCAAATGACACTCTATTTAAACATTATTAAAAAAGATAGATTATACGCTGCATTTGTCACAGAGTCTAAGAGCGGGCTGAGAAAAAGCGAACTTCTCGCATTAAGGTGGAACGATATCGACTTTTCCACAGGCTTAACAAAAATAGAACACGGATGGGTTCGGTCTCCTAAGGGGACACTCTACCTCAGCGAATTAAAGAGCGATGATTCAGAAAGAACGTTGGTGTTTTCTCCGGAGCTATTAAAAGTTTTGTTGGAACACAAAATAAGACAGGATGAAGAGAAGAAGGCTGCTGGCAAAAATTACATTGATAATGGCTTGGTGTTCTGCCGTAAGGATGGCAGCTATATTAATCCCAGCACCTTTACAACACGCCATTACGATTTAACAACTAAAGCCAATCTGCCTAATTTACCTAAAATATCGGTGCATGCGTTGAGACACTCAATTTCAACTGCTCTACTGGAGAGCGGCAAAGTTGATCTTAAGCAGATTCAAGAGATGCTGGGACACAAGGATATCTCTACCACAGGAAACTATTACACCGATGTATTAGAGAGGATGAAGCAAAAAACAAGCAAGATTGTAGATGAACTGATTCCTGTGGAAGAGATTCCCGCTCAAGCGCCACCACCAGCCCAGGCTCAAGTAAGTGATTTGCTTGATGAAAGCATTGAAACCGATAACGTTATCGACTTTGCCTCAAAACGCAATGAAAAACTATTTATAGCATCCACTGGACAGAGAAAAAAAGAAAAGGTTCAAAAACCTTAA